ACGACAGCACCGACTGCGGGTTATTCACAAGCTAACGGAACTATCGTCATCACTGGAACATTGCCAGCCCTCGCAGGTACAGTTCTACTTGTAAACTGCGTGAAGCTAGGAACTCCTGGATCATGGTCTTCGAACTCTGGATCACTTTGCCTGCACTTCTTAACTACCACTACGATTTACCACGCGAAAGTTTCAGACATCACGAACGGAGCCGCGTCACTAGCTTCTCTATCATCTGGAAACATGTCGAACGGTACCGACCTCACTCCCACAGGAGCTTTCGGTCAATACGCTGTATTCCTAGATAAGTATGTGATCATGACCACTACCGGAAACGTGATCGTGAAACAAGGTATTAACAACGATGCTAATACCAAGTTCTTCGGTCTGAACTCCTATATCAAAGGTGAAATCGGTGGAAGTGTTACACCAGTAGATTTCGGTGCGATCACGAACTTGTGCCTCACATGCTGCACATCGTTTGCGATCATGACGAATACTTCTGTCGGTCAACGCGGGTTCGTTTCGATTGACTTGGGTTCTGATGAATCTTCTGTCGGTAACGCCACATCGACATACCCTGGTCAAATCAATGCCTCGATCATTAGCCCAGTTATTTCAGGGAACTTCTCGCAAGGTGTATCAGCAGCATTCTCATTCGAGTTAGCTAAGAGAGCAGTTAAGCCAACGGTGCAATATAGAACATCGAACTTCTCGACAGGCCCTGGTGCTGGATTCGATGCCACATGGACAACCGCTCCTAGAGACGGCGACATGTCAGCGCTCGCGAACGCTTCTCAAGTTCAGTTCAGATTCCTATTCACGATCATGGCGCTCGAAGTAACGAACCCTCCACAAATCGTTGAAGGATATTTTATTTATACCGACCTCACTCAAAGCTCTGATAACTGGGTTGGATCTACAGACAACACGAGTGGCAGTGGCGCAAACCCATTTTACGTCGCGTTCAGACTCCAAACAGCTTACGCATCATCAGTACCGAAACTTTTCTTCAGAGGTATTGACGACTCAGGCAACGCTGTCGTCTTCGATACAGTGACGAACGCTTCACTCTTCAGTTACACGACCAATAACGGAACATCATGGACGGCTCTAGGAACTATTCCGAACACCGCATTAACAACTGAAGTGAGATTGGGTTGGACTTCACCTGACGGCGTTCGTAGACGCTGGGCAGTGAGCGAAAGTTAAAGGGGAATGAATGGCAGACGCATACTTCGCAGGACAAATTGCGCATCTCGCACCAACGTCTTGTACAATTGATTCTACCCCACCTACGTTCGCAGGGATCACGAGCGTCACACCTCAAAGCGACGGTTCTTTCCTTATGGGTTGGGCTGCCGCAACTTCAACGAAAACTCCTGTCAGATATGAGATGTACGTTTCCTTGGGTGTTGTCACAGCAGCAGCTCTCTTCGTAACTGCGAACCGAGTAACGATTGCCCCTGGATCGTTGACCTCTTTAAGAGTCGGTTGGCTCATAGATCAGGTCACTTACTTCATCAATGGATTGACTTACACATTCGGGATCAGAGCAGTTGACTCTCAAAACTACACAGATTCAAACACGGTCATTCTGACATCGACAGCTATCGGATCAGGTAATATCGGTGGAGTCATCCAAGCAACTGAAGTTTTACTCGCAACTCAAGCGACATCTCTCTCAAACTCCGCAACTGGAATCGCTGCTTCAAACGTCGCTTTAGCTAACGATGCTGCATCTCTAAATGTCTCTGCTACTGGAATCGCTGCGACAGCCGTGGCGCTGGCTAACGACCATACTAATTTCGCTGCCGACCATGTGAATTTCCAAAATGATCATTCGAACTTTCAATCTGACCACTCAGCATTCCAAGGTGACCATAGCAATTTTCAAAGCGATCACGCGGCTGCTACCGGAGATCACGCAGCTTTTGTGGTTGATCATTCGAATTTCGGAACTGACCACGCGAATTTCATTTCCGACCATCAAGCCGCTACCGGAGATCACGCGGCCTTTGTGGTTGATCACGGAAATTTCCAATCAGATCATTCTTCTTTCCAAGGAGACCATACGAACTTCTCTAACGACCATGCGAACTTCGTTTCCGATCACCAGGCAGCTACCGGAGACCATGCGGCTTTCGTAGTGGATCATAATAATTTCCAAAGCGATCATACGAACCTGAACCAAGACCACGTCAACATCGCGGCAACTGAAGTTCTATTGGCGGCTGACGAACTCAATATCAAAGCTTCTGCTACCGGACTCTCAGCAACTCAAGTAGCTCTTGCGAATGACGCGACATCCATCACGAACTCTGCGACAGGCATCAACGCATCGCAAGTAGCTCTCGCAGCTGACGTGGCGGCTCTGAGCCCAATTGCTACCGAAATCTCTGTGGCAGCAGGACAGGTAACGAACTCAGCTACAGGAATTGCTGAAACCGAAGTCCTACTCGCGCAAGATATCGTGAACTTGAATACCATCGTAGGAAATGCCGCAAGCATCTCTGGAGATATTAAAGACGCTGCGTTACAATTTGCTAACAGCAATGTGAGTGCAATTGTGACAGCTGAAGACGAAATTACTGGAACCGTTGAGGAGGAGGTAGAAGATGGCAATTAACATCATCACGAACGCTAGGAAGAAAATCAGGGTTCGACTCCAAATCAATTCATTTGGTGATCCATACATCTTCACATCCGATGTGTTCAAGATCGAAGCTTGTATCCCGCGCGGTGATGGAACGACTATTGAAAAGCTCTATCTGAAGAAGTTCGGCGATCTCACTCAAGGTAGCGCGCTAGTTCAAAATATCGATACAAGTGACATTGCTGAAGGAATGCCGGCATCTGGTTTCGGAGTTCTTTTGGGATCTCATGTGATTAAGATTCCTACATCTACAGTTTCTCCGACCGCTCCTGGAACAGTTCTTCTCGATAATGTCGCGCTCGCTTCTGCCACAGGAACTGAAGTTGATATCGGTGACATTGACCTGCTCGATTCGCAAGGATTGATCCGCGTCAATCTTTACGCAGCTGATACGTTCACGATCCAGCCTACTGGGGATAATCCTCTAACGAGCTGGCAGGTTGATGTTTATAAGACTGGATCTCCGCTCGATCCTGATGCTGTTCAGTTCATCGAAAACCTAAACATTATCCAAGGGCTCTGCTAGAGTCGTGAAATGATTAACAGGCTTTCGGATATCAGAGCAGCACTTGGCGAGGCTGAATGGACACAGCTCGAAAAGCGCTCGAAGAACATCCAAAAGACCGAGAACGATTTCCTCGTTAAGAGCGATGAAGTTTTCAATAAGATCGCAGATCAAGTGGCTTCTGAACTCTCAGACGGTAAGCCATTCAAGGTTGAAGACCATTTAGATCGCATCGAAGAACTGCTCATCGAACACATGTTTGTGACGATGGCTGACGCTTTCGAAGATGTAAAAAAAAAGCCCGAACATCGCTTAGCCGAAGCTCCGAAACCAAAGGTTCCAAAGACTTTGAAAGAGGTCATGAGATCATGGGATCTCTGGCGTAAGAAGAAGTCAGCCGCTCCCATCACGAAGAGACAGCGCGAACTCTTCAACCGCATCAAGACCGAATATAAGGCAAAGCTCCAAGAGTTCTATATCGGCAACCGTGATGCGATCCAAGCCGGAACCATCAAGAGAACTGAAATAGCCGAGAAGGTCAAAGAAGTTACGAAGGCTCCGGTTGCGCGAGTTCAAACGATTATCCGCACCGAGACAACGACTTACGATAACCAAGTCCGACGCCAGTTCTATGACTCGAACGATGCGATAGTTGGATACCTTTTTCTAGCCATCAGGGATCATGCGACAACCCCTTGGTGCAGGTCTAGGCATGGGAAAGTATTCTTGAAAGGCACGCGCCTTCTCGATATAAACACGCCGCCATGCTTCATTGGAAATAGTCTCGTTTTAACGCTCGATGGATGGAAAGAGATTGCGTGCATTGGAACTGCGGACTATGTATGGACTCATGAGCAAAGATGGAGAAAAGTCGAAGAAGTACACATTACGTACAAGAGATCAGTCGATCTATTTCAAATCGGATCAGCCTTGGCTACCTCCAATCACCCTTACTTTGAAAGAGGCATTGGCTTTGTTCAAGCACAGCACTTCAGGTCAGAAAAGGGTCTATGCGCAAGCTCTATTAACCTGCGCTCATTGCTCAAAGCAGCGATGGGTTCCTTGGTGCAAGAGAGATCGAAAATTCTGCTCAAGTCGCTGCAACTCTTTGCATCTAGCAAAATATCAAAATGGTCCTGGTCATCCAAGTTGGAACGGTGGAAGGAAAAGACTGAAGTATGGTTACATGGGTATAAGTATGCCAAACCATCCGAGATCCAATTCCCAAGGATACGTTCTGGAGCACATAGTTGTTGCGGAGAAGATGATAGGCAGATCATTAACTACTCAGGAGATCGTTCACCACATCAACGAGATCAAGACCGACAATCGTCCAGAGAACTTACAGGTGATGACGAGAGCGGATCACAGTCGGTTACACCGTTTGTCATACTTAAAAAACAAAAAGTCTATAACCTAGAAGTCGCTGAAGACAACACTTACTATTGCGGCGGTTATCTCGTACATAATTGTCATTGGAACTGCAGAAGCGAGATCGTACCTCTTTCCAAGTACAATCCTGCCCATATGAAACTGCTAAAAGACCTTTCAAGGCAACCAATTGGCCTAGTGCCATTGCCAAAAGAGTGGCGACGCTGATAGGATGGAATTATGAGTAGATCATCGGCAGAAATCAGTAAAGACATCAGAATGGCTGGTAAGAAACTTGGCGCTCAAAATGAGCTCTCAAGAAAATGCCAGGCGGCAGCTAGTTTATGCGAGATGATTTCTAGTAAATTAGAACAACTCGCCACTTACTCAGAAGATTTGTCTGATTCAGAAGCTAAAGATTACCTCCAGAGTGTCTCTCAAACCATTAAAGAGTTACAAAATATCAGAAGGACTTTGGATTAATTATGATCGTTAGATTAAATACCGGATCTCTTTCAGAAGTCTCAATGAATGAGTCCGTCGAATCCATCGAGAAGGATGCGCTCATTTGCTACACAGGAACTTTCCAGTCCATGGATGGCCCCGTTGAAGTCAAAGTTGAGAACCTTCAGCTCATCGCGGACAACTATAATGCGATTTTAGATAAGGCATCGATGGCGGCTGGCGGCCCAGCTCCACTTAAATTTTGCGCACCTGTTCAGCTCGACCATGAAACGAAAGCAACTCATACGATTGGTCGCGTCACAGGCAGATTAGAAGTCAGACCTGTTGAAATCGAAGGCGCTCAAGTTATGGGACTCTTTGGCAGAGCTACCATCATGGGCGCTGAGAATGTGGCTAAAGTTAAGGATGGACGTTGGATCCATTTATCTATTGGAGCTGACTTCACCGAAGGAAAACTCAACGAACTGACAGTCACCCCGTTCCCAGCTGCTCCAAATGCGAGTATGCTAAGTAAAGGAAACCAAGATATGACGAAACTGACTCTCGGTGAATATCAAAACCGAATCAAAGAACACGCAACCAGAGCCATGCTCTCAGATTGCGTTATCAAACAAGTTCTAGATGCCTTCGAGGTTTGCTCTGCCGACAAAGAGAGAATGAAAAACTTTCAGCTCATGGTCGAAGCAGACAAGTTCTATAAAGGCGTCACGAGTTATGTGAAAGATGGCAAGACATACGTCATCGGTAGATACGCCGATGTTGATGGTCATCGTCTCAGTGCCGATAAAGTTTACGATGCTTGTCGAAAGCTCTGGGCTCAAATGGAACGCTACGACGACGAACATATCGAGGCAGATGAGCTAGCTGTTTCAGTTCGAGATGCGAAAAAAGTTTATCAAGACGCTAAGGCTGCTGGTGATAAGAGTGCTTATCTAAGCGACCTAGCGCAGACGATCAAAGAGTGTAAAGCAATCACAGGTGTCAGTTTATCTGAAGAAACAAAGGGGACCAACATGGCTAAATTCAAAGAGTTTTTAACAAAGTTTGCAAGATTGTCTGCTGAAGCTGAAAAGGCTTTATCCGCTGAAGAAGGCAAGGAGAAAATGAGCTATGAAGAAGTTAAAGAGAAAATGGCCCATTATACGAAAGCTAAAAAGCATCTTATGGAAGAAAAAAAGATGTCTGAAGAAGATGCTGAAAAACACCTCGCTGAAGCGAAAGATGAAGACATTAAGCAAATGTCTGCTGAGGAAGATAAGAAGGAAGAAAAACGCTTGGCTGATAAGCCTGAAGAAGAAGCTAAGAAAATGGCTCGTTTAACCAAAATGAACGAAGCCAACGCTAAGCTCGCGCAGGCACTTGAGCAATCAAGACTCGCTAAGAAAAAGATTTCCGTTGTTAATCGCCTCGCATCTCTCAGAGCGAAAGCGAAGATTTCACCAGCTGAATACAAAGAGATTGATCTCGAATCATGGGCAAAAGAGGATGACAAAATCACCGAAGCTCGTTTAAGCACGTTTGAGAAACGCAGCTCTGTGATTGATCCTCGTGCACTAGGTTCCGTTCATGGAATGAGTGTGACTGACATTGCTCAAAAAGTTCGCATGAGCGACATCGAAAAGGAAACCAGAGCTCGCATGAGTTCAGTTCCTAAAGAAGAACCCAAGGAAAAGGGCAAGGAACTGTCAGACGAAGATGCTCAAAATGAGAAGATCGCTGAACAGGTTCGCCAAGCTCACGCCGCAGGTGCTCACATGTCAGAACTCGAAGTCATTCATTCGATGATGGCTGAGGGTGACGCGAAGAAGAAAATGGGCGAGCACATCGAAAAGATGAAAAAGATGGCTGCTGAGTCAGTCGATGGTGCAGGAGTTTCTGAAAAAGAATCAGAAAAACACATGGCGGCACTTGCAAGTACGCAAGAAAACCTTGAGAATACTATTAAAGAGACTCAGCGTTTGATGGCCGATCTCGTAGGATAATTTTAGGGGGAATGAAACATGTCAAGGACAACTGGTTTTGATGCTTTCACAAGCGGACAGATTTTTCGCAAAGACTTTAAAGTAGTTCTTGCGATCAAAAGAGAATTGGCAGTCATTTTGCCTGTGCGCTTAGCACCTCACCGCGACGTCTCGCAAGATTACCAAGCTGGTGAAGTTCTCGCTCAATACAATTCGAGCGCGGGCGCACTTAACGGTTTATTCGTAAACTACCTTCAAACCGATTCTGGATCTGGTCGAAATACCGCAACATGTATTTTGATGATCGACGTGATCGACCAAGCCCTGACTTCAGCTGCGAGTGGCGAACTTGCTCCTGCAATCTTCGGCGGTATCGTTTACCAAAATTCACTGGTCGGCAGCGATGCCAATGCATTGAGCAACCTCGGTGCAAAAGTTATCACTGATGCAACTGGTTTCTCACTGGTTAAATTCTAATAAGGGGGAATGACAAATGGGAACTAATGACTTTTTTCAAGATGAGCACACATCGGTACTTCAAAAGCTCGTCAAAGAGATCGTAAACGATCCGAAAACTTATCTGGGTGCGAAGTACATTCCCTCAGTAGCTTTACCAGTTCGTCGTATCAGAACTGAAGTGATCGAAGCTTCTGGCGGATTGACACTCGAACACATGATCGGCGCAGATCCTAGAACGATCCAATCGTTCGGAACCCGCGTTCAAGAGTTCGAACCACCTGCCTACCGTGAGTCGATTCGTTACGACGAAAACAAACTCCTCTATCTGAGAGAGCTTGGTCAAAACGATTATTCGAAGCGCGGCATTCGCCAATACATCGACCTCGACGTAGATCGTTTAAATCGTCGTCTAGAGGCGCGTATTGAAAAGCAACGCTGGGACGCAATCTTCACCGGAGGTTTCACTTACCTCGGCAAGACTTTCAGCTACGGTATCCCAAGTCAAAACCGCGTGACTCCATCGGCCCTTTGGTCGCTTGATGGTATCAACGCAAACAACAGCGCAAACCCTATCCAGGATTTACGTTATTGGTTGCTAGGCGGATACTCGACTTTCCGCAAATATAAGCCAACCAAGATCGTCATGAACCCCAACACAGCTCGTTGGATCATGGATAACGCGAACGTACAGTCTCTAATCAAGACTTACTTCTCGGCTGAGAACTTCGGCGCTTATGATTTAGGCAAAGTTCTTCAAATGTTATTGCCTGGTTTGCCTCCGCTTGAAATCTATAGCGGTTGGTACCAAACCGAGTCCCTCTCAGGTTCACAGCTCGTAGTTTCTGACGCCGTGTTCATGATTGGCGATGGCTTGATCTACTTCGAAATTGCGACCCCAGGTGGCGAAGCAATGGGTGAGTATGTTCAAGGTATCAACATCGCTTCAGGCACGTTTGATAACCCAGGCTACGGCAAGTTCTTAGTCATCGAGGACAACACTGCCCCAGGTACTCGCGGAGGCCCTAAAAACGGCTTCATCGATATCGTGGCAGGCGTCAACGGTGGCGTGAAGCTCGACCGACCATTTGATATATTGACAGCCAAAGTAAGCTAAGAGTAGCTTCTAGGCTATGAATACAAATATGGTTAATGAGCCTCTCGACGAAACGAAATTGGTAAGTCCTCAAGCCGCTCCCAAAAAGGAAAAGCTTGTGAAGATGAAACTCCTGGTTCCTATGTTGGTAGCGATCCCTGGCGGGAACAATATCAGCGGGAAGAAGGATGAAATCATCGAAGTTCCAGAATCGATTGCAAAATCACTGGAAATCAAAATGGACATGCCTTATGACTTCGAGGGTGAGAAAACAGGCACAAACCTAACACCCAAGAGAGCTCGCGCAGTCAGAGTTTAAAGCTTCTCATGCACAATCACCGCGAGGGCTCAGGATCTCTGATTCTGGGCCTTTCGTGTTTAAGGGGTGGATATGGCTTACGCAAATGTGGCAGAAGTGAAGTCTCTACTGATCGGCAAAGTTCGCTTCGGCGATGACGATACCGACCCCAATAAACTCGGTCCTAAACTCTTCACACAGCTCATTAATGAAGCCGAAATGCAAGTCGAGCTCCATTTATCCAAGCGTTACCAAACGCCTTTCGTGGGCATCTCTAATGAGCCGTTCCTTAAGATTTCGAACCCATCGACCCGCATGATTATTGCGACAGTGGCGAAGCTTCAAAGCGTCATGCGTATTCTCGAAACCGACTTCGGTCGTGGGAGTGCGGTCGCTGGAGATGAGTATTATAAGGGTGTGGAAAAGCGCTATGAAAAGATGCTCGATACTTTGATAGGCGAGCGCGAAGATTCTCACGGTTATAAATGGCCACCACTGCAAGGTCTGCAGCTCAACTGGGCTAATAAACAAGGTGACGACGGATACCCTGGCGCTGTCTTAAACTCATCGCGCGACATGGGCCCAACTTACGCCACTGGCCAGATCAACGATCCTTCACAAACCTTTTGGAATGGTGGGCTCGACGATGACAACTGCAGATAAAGAGTGTTTCTTATATTTGCTTATATTGCTCGTAACCATCGAGGTTTTCCTATGAAAATCACATGGTCGATGCCTGATCTGGAGCGGAGAGTTCGGCAGAAAATGCCGGAGATGTTGAACCTGATCATTGCGACGCTTCAAACTCAGCGAGCGATGATCTTCGATGCGGAGGGGGCTTACAATGGGCGGCAAGCGTGGAAAAAGTCGAAAAGGGCGGAAAAAACAGGCGGACAAACCCTTTCCAAAAGTGGAGAACTCCGCCGTTCAATTGGACCTTCAAATAGCGGCATCACTCCTGGAAGATCAAAGGGAACGATTATTGAGATCGAAGGTACCCGCGTCACCCTCGGCAGTAGTCTCGTATATGCGGCGATTCAAAACAATGGCGGAATTGTTAAACACCCAGGCACTAAAAACGGCTTTGGGAAAGGCATTAAAATTCGCCAGCACAATATCAAAATCGATAAAAGACCTTTCATGGATTACACTGAAGAAGATCGCCAAGAGGTTTTATCAACGCTAGTGAACTATTTAACGGATGTGCTGAATGAGCATTGAGAGAATTGAGTTACTCACACCTGATTTATTTTTGGATGAACCAGCTGAGTTCTTAGTGAAGCAAACTGTGCTGCAGTTGCTCCAGGTGCCTCAATTCGTCGAACTCTTCGGTGAGAGAATCGATCCTTACGATCGAACGGATTATTCCATTCGTGAGTTGCCAGCGATCCGCTTTTATAACCTAGGATTCACGAAAGATTTCGACAGTTGGTTTGTGGATGGGGAATGTAAACTCGACATCATTTTGCCAGCATCCTTGAAGAGAGAAACCCTGCAATTCGTTTCTGACACACTGAGTGGAGTAATGATCCAGCAGTTCAGACGTCCGACATTCTTCGCAACGATGAGGACTTTGGTGCCAGGGTTAAATGAGTTCGGAAAGCGCGTCACATCGAGAAAAGATTTGATGTTCGATTTATCAGGCGATTTGATGCCTCTAACACAGATCACGGTCAATTTCAGGATCGACCTTCGTGAGTGGGACGACTACATGACCGCAAGTGGCAGAACGAAGGACGACCCATTTGAGGTTAGCCTCGGCAAGTTAAAACGCATAGTTACTGAAATACAGGGCCTGCTTGATGACAATTCAGTGGATCCTGTATTAACATTAGATCAAAAGGTTCTATAAGAGGGAGATATTCAAAATGGCACTAACAGGAATCGCAAGTCAAAAGACACCTTCGGTACCAGTCGAGATCATCACCGAGCCAGAAACTGGATTACCTAGTGCGAATCAATCCGTTCTCATTTATGGACGCGCAGCATCTACAACTGCAGCATCTTCGATCAATAGCGTTTATATCGTAGCTAATTCCGGCGACCCTGTCGGTGTGTTAGCTGAACTCAATCCAATTTACGGAGCTGGTTCAGAGTTAGTGAAAGCTGTCGTTGCTGCGATCAACGCAAATGCTGATGTTGGCAACTCGAACTTTCCTCAGCTCAAAGTTATCGCTCTCCCATACAATCAATCTGATTGGGGAGTTTCTCAGATTTCGCTTTCTGCCGCAAACAACGTGCAAGCTGATTTCATCACTTCACCTTTCGATGGCAGCAATGTCACTTTGAACGGACAACTCGAATCTCATGTAGCTTTGGTGAGTGGCGCTACTCGTACAGAAAACAATCAGTTCGGATCCTTCGGTGTGGTCGTGAACCAATCAGTTACGAATCCAAACTCGTTACCTCTGATCGATGACAAATCTTTGATCGGTATCTGGTTCCGAGATACTGGAGCTGGCGCAATGGCTTCGACATATTCTCTCGCAGAACATGCCGCCGCAGCTGCAGCTCTCATGGCTTCGAACGCTTACCCATTCAATGGTCTAGATAACGCCGTAATCGGTGGAGAACTCGCTCCAGCTCAACAAAGTGATTGGATCTCTGTCGGTGCTGCGCTCGAATCTGAAGCCGCCTTAAATCAAGGCTGGACACCTATCCGAGTGCTCGCAAACGGTGACGTAGCTTTCGTCCGCACAGTGACCGCAAGGATCACGAACGGTGCGGGATCGAACGTGACTGCCTACTACGATGTTCAGGACTGGCAGGTTCTTTACTTCTGGAGAAAAACGGTCTTCACACGCAGCAAGCAATCAGATTTCCAAAACGTGAAGGCTTCGGCTGAAAAGGCTACCGCTCTGAAAGGCGAGTTGATCAGACTCGCTAAGCAGTTCGAAGTTGACGGTGCTTTCCAACAAGTCGACAACTTGGCTCCACAGTTTGTTGTGCAACGTAACGCCAGCGACCGTAACAGATTTGACGTGTTGACTCCGGTCAACGTCGTACCTAATCTGCACGTGATTGCTGTCAGAGTTGCTGCTGGAACTCAGTTTGACGCTTTTACGGTTTAATTTAAGGGGGAATAGATCATGAGTGTTAAGTACGCAGATAGGGCTTTCATCTCGGTCAATGGGCAAAAACTGCTCGATCTCGAGTCCTGCAGCCTTAAGCAAAACAAAAGCCGTAAAGCTGTTCCCACCATGTCGAGCGACGGATATAACCGTGGCTTCGTCGAAGGTAACTGGGATATCGACATCACTGCGGTGATTGCGGTAGTCAACACCTTGGCACGCCCCAAGCTTGAAAAAGTCGACTATGAATCTAACACTGTGCAGATCACCATGACATTCGGTGCTGACGTTTGGACCGCTGGTAGCGTGTTCTTGAAAGACGTAGGCGACGATTCGAGCGGTGTTGGATCTGAAGTGAAGACGACCTTCAACTTCGGAGCTCTGACTCTGACGGATACCGTCGGTAACTCCATCCTTTTCAAAGGCATTTAATCGTGTAGGATAGGGCCATGAACAAAGCCCTACCCGCTCAAGATGGCCTAGATATCCTGCGAGCTATGCGCTCGGGAGTTGACTATTACCATGTAATTAAAGTCCGTGAATTTCGCTTGAAAGTCCGCGCTTTATCCATTTCAGAAAAGATCAATATCATGACGGAGCTTCAGGAGAACCTTGAAACTGCTGATCCAAAGCTTCGTACGAAACTCAACGAGGAAATCGAGATCGCGAAACGCACTATAATTCTCGCCTCTACTTCAGACATTGATAAAAACGATCCCAAGATTACGGACTACATTTTGAGCCGTATGACGAGCGGTGAGATCCTGGCACTCTACAAAGATTATGTAAGCTGGGAGGAAATCATCAGCCCAGATATGGAAGAGATGCCGATGGAAAAAATCATGGGCTATGTCGAAGCCTTAAAAAAAAACCCTGGTCTAATGAGGGAGTTATCTCGCTTGGAATGCCAGAGTATTGCCCGTTTTTTAATCAACCAAAGCGAATCACTAACGGACAAATATTCTATTGGGTTGTCCACTTGATTGCGCGTGGTAAGATATTTAAAGGGGAGTAATTTGTGGAAGCCAAGCTCACAGTTGAAACCGAGCTAGATAAAATCATCAAAGAACTGAAGCGCATCAACGACATGAATAAAGAAGTCGGTGCGGGCTTCAAAAAGACTGGTGATCAGATCGGCGAAGGTGTTAGAAAGCAAACTCGTGACACCATCACGATGATGGAGCGGCTTAGGGAATTAGGGAAAGCAGTTTTAGGTGGACTTAAAGATGATTTCAAAGCACTCGCTGGAATTAACGCACTCCAAGGAGCTCTGGCTCTTAACAAACAGTTTCAAGGATCCATTAAAGAATCAATTTCTCTTTCCGACACAATACGTAAGTTGGGTGCGACTTTCGGAATTAGCCAAGATAAATTCTCCTCTTTCAAATCCAAACTGGTTCAAGGTATGGGAGAAATTGGAGCATCCTCTGATGCTGCGGCAAAGGTTCTTGAATCCTTGGCGGATAGTACGGTGCGAGATGAGAACAGCCTTCTCCGCTACTCTAAAATTGCATCCCAGCTTGCTTCGCTTTCCCGCGAGCAGGGTAATGAGGGCGGAGTAGCTCAAGGCATTGAGCGGGTATTAGTTTCTCAAGGTAAGAATGCGAACGCTCCAGGTGAGGCTGAACGCGTCGCTCATGATGTGACAAAAGCTGCTGTCGCATCCGGCATGAAAGCCTCTGAAGTTTTAGGCTCCATGCAAAAGATGTTCGACGGCATGGACCCAGAAAAGCGTAAGAACATTTCAACGCGTGCGCTTGCGGAGCAGGCAGTCGCAGCTCAAACCTCTGGCGGTGCTACGGTTCACCTCTTCGAACAGTTTTCTAAAATGTCTCGCGAGCGCTCGGGTCAGTTCCAGGCAATGGGGCTCAGTTCTCTTTTCGGGCCAGATGGCAAACTCAACATGGCTGCAATCCCTGACATCAAGAAGAGAATGGCGGCGACTGGTTTATCACCCAAAGAGGCTGCGCTAGCCGCCACTGGTGAGGAGCAATCAGCTGAGGGATTAGTTCGTCTCTTAGATAATGCTGACCGCGTAGGCGATGCTTTAAAGCGTCTCGAAGGGGCGACCGATGATTACGAAAAGACCGCTGCGAAGAGTCGAACACTTCAAGAAGCTTTCAACGCGAACGTAAATAAAGTTAAAGGTTCAATTTCAACTGCGATGGATAAATACGGTATCGGCGATCCGATCAAAGGCGTGACCGATGCTCTCTCGGGGGCTGCAGATGAAAAGACTGGAATGGGTTCAGCTGCTGTCGTCGCTGGCGGTGGACTCATGGCCGCTGTTCTAGCTGGCGGTGGGATCAAAGCTATTGGCGGCCTTTTAAACGGCGGCGGTGGACTTGCTGGCGGAGTGGCTAAAGGTAAAGCTCTCGAAGAAGCTGGCATTCAGCCTGTCTACGTCACAAACTTCTCGGAGTTCGGCGGAGGTAAAGGCGGTGGAGTTACTGACCTGATCGAAAAAGGTAAGGGATTAACTGGTATCGCTGGCAAGGCTGCGGGCATTGCAGGTAAAGGCGCGGGGCTCGCTTCTGCTGGAATGGCCGGATATGAAATCGGCACAGCTATCAACGGCGTGATTGAAAGTTCAACGCAAGGCAAGACCTCTGAAGGTTTCGAAGGGAACGCTGTCGAGCGTCTCATTTTCAAAATGGATCAGCTCTTAGGTGGCGAGAATGCGAAAAAGATTATGGTCAGCGTTGAATCGAAAGACCCTTCGATCAGAGTGAATTCTAAACCTGAAACTGGCAGAGGAGCGTCGCAATGAGTTTTAACTTAAATAACGCTGCCGATTTCGCTGCCGCGACTTCATCCGCTGTCGGAGCTTTAGCCGATCCACTAGCACTTTTAAATGATGTACTTGGCAGGAATTCTGGTAAGAGAGAGTGGAAAATCTATGAAGCTTCATTCGACGGTATCATTTTCCACGTATTCCAAACAGTCCAAGACTTCAACGCCGGTCTCACAAGCATTGCTGACAGTGGGGGACGTAGAATTGCAGTTTTCAAGTTCCCATACAAAGATGGTCAAACTACAAATGATCTCGGACGAGATGGGTACTCCTACTCTATTGACTGTATCTTCCACGGAAAAGGTTATAAAGACGCATGGAATAACCTCAAGCAACGACTCGATACGAAAGCCATTCCTGGCGACCTCATCCATCCGATCACAGGCAAAGTCAGAGTAAAACCTAAGACCTGGAGTTACACTCACACATCTGAATCTCATCAAGCCGTCATGGTGAAAATGGAATTCGTCGAGCATAGCTTTTCTGTTGGTTCGACGATCTTGACTGACGTAGACCCAACTTCAAAAGGCGCTCTCTCTGGTGCACTTGACTTCTTAAATAAAATTCAAAGCACTCTGACGACAGTTCTCGCGACTGTGAATCTTGCTCGTACATTCGTTTCGACGATCAATAATTCAATCGCTGAACTGACAGCATTTTATAGAAGTGCTTTAGCTCTCTTCAACTTCACATTCAACCAAGGGAATACGACCGATACTCCTGAGACTGTGAGCGTTCAGCAAGGTGGGACTGTTTCTACTGGTGGGACTAGCGGAGCGAACGCCGTTTCAGTTTCGACTTCACCATCTCAGCAAGACAACATCGACTCGACGAGCGCAGTTTTACAGGTGCTCACAACTCAGCAGGTGATCGATCTCGTGAATCAATATCGAGCATTGGTCGAAACACTTCTTGAAACCATTGCTGCTCAAGGTGCTGAGATCGCATTTTACGAACTCATTTTAGTTTTAAAACAATCCTGTAACGCGCTTCAAGATGTTGCTGAAAAGGGAATCAAGTCCGCAAAGCCCACAGTCATTCAATATAAACTTTTCAGGAAAATGAGCCTTAGAGAAGTGGCGTTCGTTAACGGTTTGACGCCAGATGATGTTCTTGTGCTCGATGCGCTGAACCCAACGCTCGACTCGACGAATGACATCCCAATTGGAACCGTGATACAGGTGCCTACAAATGTCGCTGTTTAGTATTTTAGATAAAACTGGTCAGTTCCCTGCGATGCAGATCCAGATCGTTCCAATCGATCCAGGTAGAACTGGTTTTATTTATCCGGTATCTTCTTCTGGCGGTATGAGCGCTGGATTCCTAGATTACGAATTCGACCAGAACATGCTCGTTCCATGCGACGCGTTCAGCTTCACATTCGCAGCTCCAGATGGTCCTCCAGCTTATGAGCTGATCAAAGAAGGCGATGAGATCAGGCTTTTATGCAATAATCAGCTAGTTTCTACTGGAATTGTCGATACCGTTGAAATCCTGATCGATGCTGAAAAAGGTGAAACCATCAACATTCGCGGTAGAGACATGATGAGTCAGTTAGAAATGCAATCATGCGCCAACGATAAAGATGGCATCATTTATAATCAGAACATAACTATAGAAAATGCTGTTGAGATTTTAAGAAAAAATACCAGGATAAAAGGATTTAGAACAGTTGGAACTCCGAATGGTACTTTCGAATTTCCAACACAACCAGGAGAGAGTAAGCTTTCTGCACTGCAAAGATTTATGGAACCTTTGAATGTAATTGCCTGGATGGATCCTGATGGAACTCTAGTTGTTGGAAAACCTAACTTCGGTAAGCCATCAAATCAAGACTCTAGAAAGTTTTTCGCATCAGCAACTCGCCAGGATTCGAACGCTCTCACTTTCCGAGTGACGAGAAACGGTGCGACGATCCCTAATCGCTATCTGCCAATTTGGTCAGCTCAAGAGCAAATTCAAAATAAGATTCCTTCAGAGCAGATCATGTTCAATAAAGCGAAACGCCCAAATGAACTTTTAAAATCTGCTCACAGAGTTACGCGAGCTGTTGTCACTTCTCCGCCGAGTGGTCATGATCCAACTTATGTAAATGCTTTGCTCGCTGCAAATATCAAGACCAATGACTTGACTGCCTCAGGAGCTTTCATAAAGCAGTTCGCGCGTCGTCAGATGGCCAGGGATAATATCGAAGAGTTGAAAGTTGATATTGAAGTTCCTGGTCACTACGACAGTGACGGCAATCCTTATAAAGTGAACACCGTTTACCATATTGAAATCGAGCGAGCTTCTGTCGATCAATACATGTTTTGCCATGCTGTGAAATACCGTCTAGATCCTTCTCAAGGACAGATGACGACTCTTTCCTTTATCAATCTTTACACCATCGTCGCAGATGCTCCTGTTCAAACAAATTTCAACGCATCATTCTCAGCTCTAAATTCTACGGGGTTAGCATGAACGACGCACAAATGGTTCGCTACATCAAAGAAGAAGTCGAGCGCCAGCTGCAGATCATTCTGCCAGGAGTTTCTCAGAACTCTCAGCAAACTGATAAAGGTCTTCAAGAGGACATCGTGAACATGTACCCAGGTATGGATCCGATCACTGATCGCCCGACGATGCATCCGTTTGGATTTATTTCGAGAGCCGCTGAAGGAGTTGCTCAAGTGACTGCTCGCATGGGTTCTTACATCTCAAATCGCATCGTCTTAGGTCATCGTGATAATGATGCTCCAGATATTGGACCAGGTGAGAGCACAGTTTATAATTTCAAAGGCTATCAAATATGGCTTAAATCAGGCTCTATTGTCGTTGGTAAGAACGGAGTATTTGAAGCAACTGTCATGGGTGAAACTCTTGGCGGAATTCTCGTGGCTCTCGTCGATGCCTATAATACACATACACATTTAGGAAACTTGGGAGCTCCGACCACACCTCCAGAAACTCCATTTGACAGTTCAGATTTAGATAATAAAAAATATCTCGCTAAAGATGGAGGTGCGTTTTGAGTTTACCTAATGACTTAATTTCACCGATCACTCATTGTGTTGGCGGAGGTTTTGTTTTTCCACCGATCACTTCTCCTGGTCTTTCGAACTTTGTACTCGCGGCTTTGCTTGCGAACTTCGCAGGAATCAATTTCATTTTGCAGTTCATCCCACCAACTCCTCAGTCGATCGCAAATCTCTCAGTTCCTGGAATCAATCTTTTCATCACCGCTGCAATGGGTGGCATTAAATTGCCAGCTGACTATCCACCGATCAACGTCACTCTTGGCGGTGTGACGATTTCCATCCCAGGACAAGGCTCATATCCTGGCCCAGGCGGTTGGGACGTTTCAGGTGAGTTCAAACTACTCGCTGTATGCATAGCGTTACCTTTTTTATTGATTAAAAATATGGTCACTGATTTACTGAATCTACAGATCAGCTTGCCAACTTTGTCTGGAATCACGAACTTGCTCATTAGCCTTCTGAATGAGGTTGGTTTAGCGGGAGCTGCGGTTTCGATTTTCGTCGGGTGTTTGGCGCAAGGAATCCTCGATTTATTTACAGCGTTGATCTGAGTAGGCTAAAATAGGAGAGAAATGGCAAATTGGCTCGTAGATTCAAAAACTGGTGATTACCAGATGCTCGCAGGTAATCCTGTGCAGGATGATTCGCTTGTCACTGTCGCCTATCTACTTTTGAAAACTCCACGAACAAAATGGATGTATGCTCCCGACGTGACTTACGGTTCGGACTATTATAGCCTACACATACGCGTGAAAGATTATTCCGCTTTAATTGAAGCTGGTCAAAGAGCTTTGCAGCCCTTACTAGATTCAGGTAGAGCGAAATCTGTTTCGGTTGATTTAACGAACTCGGCAAGGGGTGGCGCTGAGTTGAAGATTTCAATCGTTGATAACAGCGGTAATCCACAGGTTTTTAACTTCACTCCAGTAGGTGGCATCTAATGGCTGTAACTTATAAAACACCATCGCAAGTCGGAGATGAATACCTTCAGTATTTGAAAGCTCTGAAACCTACGGTGAACATCAATCAAAAAGATTCTGATTGGTACATTCGCTCACGATCAAATGGCGGTATCGTCTCAGGTCTTTATGCTGATCAACAAAAAGTTGCTAACGACATTTTCCCAAACACAGCTCGTCACGATGCAATCGCAAATCATCTCTCCACTTGGGGTTTAGTTCCTTTCAAAAGCGCTCAGCCAGCTAATGGAACGGTTTCGGTGACTGGAAATATCGGAACGACAATCAGTATCGGTCTTCAAATGAGTTATGATCCGAACGGAAATACTTATAACTCTACTTCAGGTTTCATCATGAGTGGAACGACTGCAGTTGTCCCTGTCACTTCGACAGCTTCAGGACAAGCTCAAAATCTTTTACCTGGAGCGCAGCTCACAGTGAATTTACCTGGACTTCAAAGCACTGCTGTTGTTTTAACGATGGGTGACGGTTCTGATCCTGAGAGCGATACTTCTGCAGCTCAAAGGGTTGTGACGAGAATTCAAGAACCTATCTCGGGTGGAACTCAAACTGATTACGAGCAGTGGGCGTTAGCTTCTGATCCTTCAGTGACGAGTGCAAAGGTACGAAGATTCCCATTCGGCCCAGGTACAGTCGCAGTATATCTGACTGCTGGAACTACGAACATCGATGAAGCTATCAATCAGGGTCAACCCATAGTTCGTCAGCCAACTCAAGTTACCATCGATGCTGCCGCAGCTTATATTGATGCTCTTAATCCTATCGACGATTGTCTCTACGTTTTCGGTATTCAGGAAATTCCTGTTGACGTCACTGTCA